ACTTTAGATAAACTAGAGGCAGATGATATGATTGGTTACTTAGCTCCTAAATTTGATAGTTCAGTCATTGTATCAGCAGATCAAGATTTCCTTCAATTATGTAGTGATACAATTCAAGTGTACTCACCTATTAAGAAGAAATTTTATGGTCCAAAAGAAGTATATGACGAGATGGGTCTTTGGCCTCAAAATTATATCAATTATAAGGTATTAATGGGTGATAAATCCGATAATGTTCCTGGTATTAAAGGATTAGGTGATAAGAAATTACAAAAACTCTACCCTGAAATTTATGGTGAACCTCAAGTATCATTAAAAGAAATTGTACAAAAGAGTTACGATAAACACGAAGAACATGGTCTATATGGTGATATCTATAATTTTAGAAAACAACTAGAAATCAACTTCAGATTAATGACATTAGAAGAATTAAACATTCCAGAATACGATCAAGTTGTATTAGATGAACTTGTTGAATCTGAACCATTCACTCTAAATAATCCAAGATTTTTACAATTACATAAAAGTGATTTACTAGAAAGACAAATATCTCCCAACGTAGAATTTTGGTTAGCGAATAATTTTTCGTATCTTACTCAATATAAACACAAAAAATAAAAGTTATATAAATGGTTGCATTTGCTAGTTTAAAGGATTACGGTCCTACATTCCAAGTTAAGGTTATAAGTTCCTTATTAAAAAACAAAGCCTTCTTATTAAACGTAAGAGACATACTAGATGATGCTTATTTCGAACACCCTGGTCATAAATGGGTGATTGATGAGACTTTAAAATACTTTGATAAGTATCATACAACCCCAACATTAGATACATTAAAAATCGAAATTAAAAAAATCGATAATGATGTATTACAAACTGCAGTAAAAGAACAATTAAAACTAGTTTATACTACTCAATATGATGATCAAGAATATGTTGAGGAAGAATTTGCTAATTTCTGCAAAAACCAATTATTAAAAAATGCACTAATTGATTCAGTAGATTTATTAAAAAGTGGTCACTACGATGATATTAGAATCTTAATTGATAATGCCTTAAAAGCAGGTGCTGATAAGAATTTAGGTCACGAATATGTAAAAGATTTAGAATCACGTTATAGAGAATCAAGTAGAAAAGTAGTACCTACACCTTGGGATGTATTAAATACTTTACTTCAAGGTGGATTAGGTGGTGGTGATTACGGTTTAATTTACGGTGGACCTGGTGGAGGTAAATCATGGGATTTAGTTGCCTTAGGTGCATTTGCCGGTAAAATGGGTTACAAAGTAATACATTACACTCTAGAATTAGGTGAAGATTATGTTGGTAAAAGATATGATGCATATTATACAGGAATCTCTGTAAGTGACATTCATAATTACCAAGATAAACTTAAAGAAATGATTGGTGAATTTGAACACAACATCATTATCAAAGAATACCCAGCTAAAGGAGCTTCATTAACTACAATCAAATCTCACTATCAAAAGACAGCAGATTTAGGTTTTAAAGCAGATTTAATCTTAATTGATTATGTAGATTTATTAAAACCACCTTCAAGACGTAAAGATAGAAAAGAAGAAATTGATGATTTACATTATGGTACTAAAGGTTTAGCAAAAGAATTAGATTTACCTATATGGTCTGTTTCACAAGTAAATAGAGCAGGTGCTAAAGATGAAGTAGTAGAAGGTGATAAATCAGCTGGTTCATATGAAAAACAAGCCATTGTAGATTTTGGAATGTCACAATCCCGTTTAAAAACTGACAAAGTAAACGGTACAGGAAGGTGGCATATTCAAAAGAATCGTTACGGTCCTGATGGTATGACCTACAATGTTAATATTGATACTTCTTGTGGTCATATTGAAGTATTAGGAGAATATGATGATACAGAAGATTATAAAAATCAACAATCTCCACAAACAAATACCTTTGGAGGTATATCAAATACTGAAAAAGGTAATCTCAAAAATCTATTTCAAAACTTTAGCTTAGAGAATAAACAATAATATTTATAGACCCGTTTTTAAAATTTAAAACATAAAATGATAACAGACAGAAGAGATTTTTACAAACCATTCGAGTACCAAGAAGCATTCGATTTCTATTTAGATCAACAACGCTCACACTGGCTAGCAGATGAAGTACCTCTAGCATCCGATCTAAATGATTGGAAACAAAAACTTACCGAATCCGAAAAAAACTTAATCGGTAATATTTTAAAATCTTTTGCACAAACTGAAGTGCATGTAAATGATTATTGGTCTTCTAAAGTATCACAATGGTTTCCAAAACCCGAAATCGTAGCTATGACTTCTACTTTTGGTTCATTTGAAGCAATTCACGCTCATGCTTATGCTAGATTAAATGAAGCCTTAGATTTAGAAGATTTTAAAGCATTCTTAGAAGACGAAGCAGCTGTAAATAAAATTGAACGTCTATTGGATACCCCTATGGATACTCTAAACGAAAGAGCGCAGTCACTGGCCATATTCTCTGCATTCACGGAGGGTGTTAATCTGTTTTCTTCATTCGCGATTTTAATGTCTTTTCAATTAAGAAATTTAATGAAAGGTACAGGTCAAATTGTAGAATGGTCTGTAAGAGATGAATCTTTACACTCAAAAGCTGGATGTTGGTTATTTAGAACCATGTTAGATGAAATGCCTGAACTTAACACTGAAGACTTAAGAAAGAAAGTGACAGAAGCATGTCATTTATCAGTACAATTAGAATTTGATTTTATTGATAAAGCATTTGAAATGGGTGAAGTAGAAGGTTTAAATAGAGCCCAATTACAAAACTTTATCAAAGCTCGTGCAAACGAAAAAATGATTGAATTAGGTTATAACGCAGTTTATAATGATATTGATCCAAATTTATTAAAACAAATGGAATGGTTTGGTCATTTAACATCAGGAAAAACCCACCAAGATTTCTTCGCAGGAAGAGTAACAGATTATGCCAAATCTACTTCAGATTGGTCAGACTTATAAAAATTAAATAACAACATGAGCGTACACGTAGACACAACCCACTGGGTTAAGGGTAAAAATTATCCTGAATGGATGGATCAAATTGGATTAGATATTATCTCAAAGGGTTATTTAATGCCAGAAGAAGATGTATTTAAAGCTTTTCTTAGAGTAAGTAGAGCATCGGCTAAAAGATTAAAACGTAAGGATTTACAACCTTTGTTTTACGAAGCATTAACAAAAAACTGGTTGTGTTTAGCATCTCCTGTACTATCAAATATGGGAACAGAAAGAGGAATGCCAATATCATGTTTCGGAATTGATGTAGAAGATTCTATTGAAGGTATAGCAGGTTCTAATTCAGAATTAATGAGATTAACTTCACAAGGTGGTGGAGTAGGTATTGGTTTATCTCGTATTAGAGGTAGAGGTAAAATGATTAAAGATAATGGAACATCTGAAGGAATTGTACCATGGGCTAAAATGTTTGATTCAACTATCTTAGCTACTAATCAAGGTTCAGTAAGAAGAGGAGCAGCATCAGTAAACTTATCAATTAATCACCCAGATATTGAAGAATTTTTAGGAATCAGAAGACCAAAAGGTGATGTTAACAGACAATGTTTAAACTTACACCAATGTGTATCAATTGATGATGCCTTTATGGATAGACTTGAAGATAGAGATCCAAGAGCATTAAAATTGTGGGGTGAAATTTTAAAAACACGTTTAGAGACAGGTGAACCTTATATTCTATATGAAGATAACGTTAATAACGCTAATCCTCAAGCATACAAAAATAATAACCTTAAAGTAACAATGACGAACATTTGTTCTGAAATTGCACTTTACACAGATGAATTACACTCATTTATTTGTTGTTTATCTTCATTGAATCTTGCGAGATGGGATGAATGGAAAGATTACAAATTTGAAAATGGAATGACTTTACCTGAAGTATCTACATGGTTTTTAGAAGGGGCATTACAAGAATTCATTGATCGTGCTAAAAACATTAAATTCTTTGAAAATACTGTAAGATCTGCGGTAAAAGGTAGAGCAATTGGTTTAGGTGTATTAGGATGGCATACATTTTTACAATCTAAAGGATTACCATTTACAGGAATACCAGCAGACACTTACACAAGATTGATTTTCCAATTCATTGAAGAAGGAACATTAAAAGCTTCTAAAGAACAAGCAGAACTTTATGGAGAACCAGAATGGTGTAGAGGAACAGGGTTAAGACATACACATCATATGGCCATTGCTCCTACAGTATCAAATGCTCACATTTCAGGTGGTGTTTCACCATCAGTAGAACCAATCCCTGCTAATGTTTATAATTTAAAAACAGCAAAAGGTGTTTTTATTAAGAAAAATAGAATATTAGAAAAAGTATTAGATGCTAAAGGATACAACATTGATAGTATTTGGGATCAAATCCTAAAAGACCAAGGTTCAGTATTAGGTTTAGCTGATTACATTTTATCTCCTGAAGAAAAGGAAATATTCTTAACATTTAAAGAGATTAATCAATTAGAATTAGTAAGACAAAATGGTATTAGACAAAAATATGTAGATCAAGCAATGTCTTTAAATCTTTCATTCGATCCTAACGATACTCCTAAATTTATTAGTTTAGTTCACAAAGAAGCTCATAAACTAGGCATAAAAACCTTGTATTATCTTCGTACTGAATCAGTACTACGTGGAGATAATTTACAAAGAACCAACGAAAGTTGTGTATCATGTGAAGGTTAATTAAACACTTACATTTTTTAAAAGAAAGCCCCTCAATGTAGGGGCTTTTCATATTTATCGCAAATTACGTCTATGAAAAATATGTTCCGCCAAGTAGGTTATAAATTAACTAACTTTATAAAATATATTATGGGATTTTTCAGTATCTTTAAAAAATCAAATGACTACAACGAAAAAGTTGTAATTGGATTCATGTCATTCATGGTAATGGTAATTGCCATTGCAGTAGACCTTATTACAGGTTACATGGGTAAAGCTTTAGAATTAAACGAGTACATCTTTGATGCATTCATGTACATCACACTAGGTTCATTCCTTCCAGATGTATTGGAGAAATTTGCAGCAATGAAAAACGGAGGTAAAACAAACAACGAAGAATAAAAATTAGATTATGAGCTTAAAAAGTTTACAAGAAAAAATTGGAGTAGGAGCTGACGGGGCTTTTGGTCCAGGAACAATGAAAAAAGCAATGGAGTTTTACAAATTGACTCCAGTTAGAGCAGCACATTTCTTTGCACAAACAGCACACGAAACAGGAGGGTTTAAAGCATTTGCAGAAAACCTAAACTACTCAGGAGATGGATTAAAAGGTATCTTTGGAAAATATTTTCCAGGTAACTTAAATGAACTATACGCTCGTAATCCTGAAAAGATTGCTAATAGAGTATACGGATCAAGAATGGGTAATGGAGCAGAAGCTTCAGGAGACGGATACAAGTTCAGAGGAAGAGGAGCTCTTCAATTGACAGGAAAAGATAATTATAAAGCTTTTTCTGATTATTTGAAAAAACCAGAAATTATGACTAACCCAGACCTAGTAGCAACTACTTACTCTTTTGAATCAGCAATGTTCTTTTTTGATAAAAATAAATTATGGTCAATATGTGACCAAGGAGTTAATGATGCCTCAATCTTAGCTTTAACAAAAAGAATTAACGGTGGTACTCATGGTTTAGCAGATCGTTCTGAGAAAACTAAAAAATATTACGAATACGTTAAATAGGTAAATATAAGATGAAAACTTCACTATTAATTACATTATCATTGACTACAGCATTAGCATTTATTGGTACATATTTTATGCACCTAACAGCAGATAATATCGAACAATTCCTAGCAGTAGGATTAGTTGTATTTGCTGATGGATTCTTTGGTATATGGGCAGGAGTTAAAAGAGAAGGTTTTCAAACTCGTAAAGCATTAAGCGTATTAAAAACATTTGGCTTTTGGATAGTAATGTTATCAGCCATCTTATCAATAGAAAAAGGATTTACTGGAACATCATGGTTAAGTGAAACCATTATGGCACCTTTCTTGGTGTTCCAGTTAATTTCTATCTTGAAGAATGCTTCAATGGTAGGTATAGTTAAAAATGAACTAGTAACTCAAATACTAGATAGATTAGATAAACATAAAGGAGATAGAGATGTTACAAAATAAACAAAACTTATTGTTAGTTATAGTAATTATACTAATTGGTTATAGTATTTTCAATACAAATAGCATCAGAACAGATGTAAAAGGATACAAAGCTGAAATAGAATTGCTACAAACCAAAGTAGATTCAGCTAAAGTAGTTAATAAACAAATCGATACTAAAATCGATTCAGTAAAAGAAAATGTAATTTCTATTACAAAAGAAATACATCACATAGACAATACAATAACAATCGTAAAAAATCAAACAAATGAAAAAGCTAATAATGCTGGTAAGTTTTCTAATGTTGAGCTTGAGCAGTTTTTCGCAAGCAGATACAACAAAAGTCTTACTCCCAACTAAAATTGCTCGACAAGTTGCACAAGACCTTATTAGGTATGATGGTTGCAAACAAGAGTTAAAATTTACTCAAGAAAAAGTTATCAAGCTAGAAGAAAGAGAAGTACAAAAAGATACTATTATTAAACTTCTAAATGATAAGGATGAGAATAACAAATATATCATTCATCAACAAGAGTTACAAATTGGACAGTATGAACATATGACTGATGATTTACAGAAGGAACTAAGGAAATCTAGAACAAAGACCTTCCTCTATAAAGTAGGAACATTTTTAGGAATGGCAACTTCTCTCTTCCTATTCGTAAAGTAAGTTAGGCTCCCGTAGGGAGCCTTCGTACATTTCGGTATTAAAATAAAAGTTATGATATACAATCCACCCTTGACCGAAGCACAGCTTCAAAAGAAATTTAATAAATTAAGAAAATTAACTTATAATCGATTCTTCTGGTGGAGAATGTATGACAACCCTAACAAACCATTACCTATACAAACACCCCTATTAACTAGGATAAAAAACGGTGATTATGACTATTCTCACTTTGGTTACCAAGCTATGTGGTGCGAACACGAAATGAATAAATTATACGTGAGTATTGGCCCTGAGGACATGGGAAGATTTGTAGAAGAATCATCTTTACTTCGCACAAGACGTAAACGTTTATTAGAAGACTATAATAAAGACGAAAAAGATAAACTTCAACAAGTAACTAAGGAATTAGCTAGAACTTTTAGAATTACAAAAGACGAAATTACTTCTCATATAGAAGAATTTGGAGGTACCTTAGAGGAATTGTATATTTATCTTGAACAAAAATATCCATTTAATCAATTTTACTTACCACAATCACTAAAACACTTACAACATCGTTATGAAGATTTCTCATGAATTACCCCTATCACTATTCCAATATAGTGCAGAATTTAATGATTACGAGTATTGCTTACCACATTTATTAGACAAACATGCTGATTACAGACAATTTTTCCTAGATTCTAGTGAAAGAGGCCGTTTTATCATAATGGACAATGGTCTATTTGAAGGAGTAGTACATACTACAAAAGATTTATTAGAAAAAATAGATCTAATTGAACCAAATATTTTTATTGTGCCTGATGAATGGAACGATAGAGATATGACAGCTAAAAATGCTAAACACTGGACCCAATACAAATTACCATTTAAAACTAAATTAATGGTTGTACTCCAGGGTAAAAATGTGAATGAAATTCATACTTTGTACCAACAATGTGTTGATTTAGGTTATACTCATTTTGCAATTAACCATTCTTCAATTGTTTACCAATCATTATGTGAATCCCCTATTGAGATAGCTAATCAATCAGTAGGTAGAGTAATGTTAATTGAATATTTAAGAACACAAGGTGTAATTAAAGATCATCACTACATTCACTTATTAGGAGCTTCAACCCCACAAGAATTTACTTATTATAGAGACAATCTACCTAACCTAGTAAACTCAGTTGATACTTCAAACCCAATCATTTGTGGGGCTTTAGGTCAAAGATATGCTGATGTAGGTATGTTAACTAAACCATCAAACAAAATAGAAGAGTTTATGGAAGTTGACTTAGAAGACAGAATAGAAGATATTAAATATAATGTACAACGCTTTAAAAACTTTTGCAACAAATGATAAAATATAGATTAGCACAGTTTGTAAATCCCATATTAAGAATATTTGGATATAGCTTTCAAAGAATGGCTCAATTTACTGATGATTTTGAAATAATTTTCCACCCTTGGGAATTAAAAAAATTAAAAAAATAAAATGAAAAAATTATTATTATTACTATTATTACCTCTAGTTGGATTTGGTCAATTAAGAGACAGCATTTATGTAAAAACTGACATTTACGAAGTAATGTATTCTGAAAAACTAGAACAACCACTTTGGGTAAAGTATACAGTGGCTTGTACCGGAGCAGGAGCATCTAGAAAAGGAATGGACTTTTATACAGACAAAAAGATCCATACCTCAGATGCAAAAGATTATGCATTCAATGTTTACGATAAAGGACATTGTGCACCAGCAGCCGATTTTAATTGTACTAGAGAGATGTTATTTAAAACATTCTCATATTTAAATTGTACACTTCAAAACGATAAATTAAATAGAGTTCATTGGAGGTTATTAGAAGATTATGAAAGGTTACTAGCTTATACCGAAGGCCCGGTAAATGTCGAAATACGAATGGTCTTTGACAAAAACCCCAAGAGAGTACCTGCGGGTGCGGCTATTCCTTCCGCTTTCTATAAAATTATTAAAACAAGAAGTAAAAAGGTTACATTTTTCTTTAAGAATGAGCCACCTACCAAACCGACGTTCGCGGACTACCAGGTAAGATAATATTTATACTCGTATGAATATAATTTTAAAATACATAAAACAAGTTATATACCCTCTATTAATCATAGGGGGTATTTTGACATCTAATGCACAAACATTTACTCATTCAGGTTACATCTACGGTTCAAATGCAGTCGGTA